GTTAGAAATTTAATAGAGTCAGGCGACTTAATGTTTGACTTAGCAACGGATATGTAATATGACAGAACAATTTTTACAAGAGATTAATAATCCAAAACACGAATCAGAAAAGAATGACGATCCTACTGATGATGTTACAAAAGGAGATTTAAGTGGATGGATAAACAGTTCACCGAAAAAAGAGGAAGAAGATGCTGAACTTCCTAGGAAAGAATGACTTTATATGGTTTTTCGGGGTTGTCGAAGATCGTAATGACCCTATACAACTCGGAAGGGTTAGAGTGCGGGCTCATGGTTGGCACACCGATGATAAGAACGAAATACCTACTGAAAGTTTACCCTGGGCGATTCCGTTACAAAGCATCACATCTGCGGCTGTTAGTGGCAAGGGCACCTCGCCGACGGGTATCCTCGAAGGGACTTGGGTAGTTGGCTTTTTTGCTGATGGAAAAGATGCATCAGAGCCGTATATATTAGGAAGTTTTGCTGGTATACCACAATACTCAGCAGATAGTTCAAGAGGTTTTAATGATCCAAATGGAGTATATCCAAAATATGTTGATGAGAGTGATGTTAATAAACTTGCTCGAGGTATTCCTACTATTAGTTATACTCCTGATAAAAATATTGGAGCACCTCCGGCGTCTTATAAAGCCGAGTACCCCTACAATCACGTTACGGAAACTGAAAGCGGCCATATCATTGAAATAGATGATACTGGTGGTAAAGAAAGAATCCACGTTTTTCATAAATCTGGTACATTTATTGAGATGCAACCAAATGGTGATGTAGTAACACAGCATAAGAATGGTTTTAGAACAGTTACTGGTAACGATAAGCTTCACGTAACAAAAGATTTAGATATTATAGTTGATGGTAATATTAATCTATCATCACGTAAGAATATTAATATTACAGCACTTGGTAATATAGATGCAAGAGCAACTAGAATAGATTTAAATAATGGAACTCCAAGTTTACCTAATGTAGAGTTACTTGATCCTCCTGTTGTATATGAAGAAAATGTAGTTAATATAGAACCCCACGAATTAGATATAGAAGAGGGTGTAGATTATCCAGATAATCCAGAGCAAGTAGAACAAACTGACGGTAAGAATCCAGAAGATGTAAATTATCCAGAAAAAGCACCTGCTACTTGTGGGGCGGCAGATAATCCACAAAGAAATCCAATTGATGTTGCAACAGAATTAATGAATGAAGGTGGTTGGAAAGAAACTGGAAGTAATCCGAAAATTAAATTTCTATGGGACGAAATTGGTTATGATGGTTCTAGATATGCAGATAGAACAGCTTGGTGTGCCGTATTTGCTGGTGCAGTACTTAAAAGATCAGGTAATAAGTATATACAAACAGCATCATCACAAGCATATTCAGGATATGGTACACAAGTAGCTATGGCAGAAGGAGATAAAATCGATTTATCAAATCTCAAGAGAGGTGATATATTGGTATTTCAAAGAGGTGGTGCATCAAAAGGAACTGGACACGTTGCATTTGCCACAGGTGATTATACAGATACGCACATAGGTGTTATTGGGGGAAATCAAAGTAACAGTATAACACAGAAAAGATATAAACTAAGAGGTGGATATTTTTGGAGATTAAGAGCCGTTAGACGAGCAGTTGCTTGTGATGATGGTAGTACAGAACCTCCAACATCTAGTATGTTATAATGCCCGCAGTAGCTAGAAAAGATGGGGTTGATACTGTTGATACAGTTCACGTTGCAACTGGAGATAAAAACACATTAGATAATATAACCTGTGATTTAGCTCCAAAAAAGACTGCAACTCAGATGGGAAGTTCTACTGTTTTTGTAAATGGAACTGGTGTAGTAAGATTAGGTGATAATGTAGCTGTACATACTTTTGCTGGAGTAGGTTGTCCAACACACGCACCTGGGCTAGTTTCTGGTAGTCCAAATGTTTTTGTAGAAGGAAAAGCTTTAGGGAGAAAAAATGATACTTACGGGTGTACGGCCAAGATAATTTCTGGCTCAAGTAATGTATATGCAAATGGATTATAAATAGCATTAAGTTATTATACTACAATAGTATTCTAACAATAAATTGAAACTATGTCAAGAGAAAAATTATGGAATATCATGATAGTTTATTAAATCTTTTCGATACTTATATTGTAGAGAGTGACAAATTTGAAAAGGGCAATAAGTCTGCTGGAACAAGAGCAAGAAAAGCCCTCGCAGAAATTGCCAAGATTTGTACTATGAGAAGAAAAGAAATACAAGAGAAGAAGAATGTCAGAACCTAATCAAGTTATATACAGCGATTTTGATAATTTATTTGTATCAAATCCTATAACTAAACAGTTAAACAAAAAGGTTAATAGAGATGCCGTAAAGCAATCTGTTAAGAATTTAGTATTAACTGATTTCTATGAAAGGCCATTTCAATCAGATATTGGTTGTAATATAAGAGGTTATTTATTCGAACCCTTTACTTCTCATCTTCAAGAACAGATAAAACAAGCAGTAATAAACACAATAGAAAATTATGAACCACGAGCAAATCTAATAGATATATTAGTAGAAGATAGATTAGATTTAAATGGATTGTCTTTAACAATAGCTTTCGAAATTGTTAATGATCCTGAAGCTGTGGTTCTTGATGTATTACTAGAAAGAGTAAGATAACATGGCCGCTAATACATATCTAAAAGTTACAGAAGTAGATTTTGCTGATATAAAATCTAATTTAAAAACTTATTTAAAGTCACAAACTCAATTTAATGATTATGATTTTGATGGCAGTAATATGTCAGTACTATTAGATGTATTAGCATATAATACTCATTACAATGCATTTTATATTAATATGCTTGGCAATGAAATGTTTTTAGATACAGCACAGCAACGAGACAGCGTGGTATCTAGAGCAAAAGAATTAGGTTATCTTACACGTTCAGCCAGAGGTGCAACAGCTAATGTAGGAATAACATTTACTGGTGTTGCAAACAATGTATCTGAATTTACTCTTCCTAAAAATACTTCATTCACAACTTCAATTAATGATAGAACATATACGTATGTCACACCTGAAGCTAATATAATTAAGAACGTAGCAAATACCTTTACACAAGCTATAACAATAACTGAGGGTGCACCACTTCAACATCAATTTACTGTTAGTGATGCAAGTCCAGTTAAATATGTTTTACCCAACGAAAACATAGACACACGTAGTATAAGAGTTACAGTTAAAGAATCAGCATCATCTAATGCAAATACTTCATACACTCAAGCTACAAACATAAGAGAAGTTAATGAAAAATCAGCAGTATATTATTTACAAGAAACACACGACAAACAATACGAAATTTTATTCGGAACTGGTTCATTGGGTAAACCAGTTAAAGATGGTAACATTGTCGTAATAGATTATAGGGTATGTAATGGAACAAAGACAAATGGCGCAAATGTGTTTTCTATTGACAGCATTAGTATTAGTCCAACTTACTCATCTGCTAGCCTTTCTGTAAACACAGTTGCTAGAGGTGGTGTTGAATTAGAAAGTGTTGATAGTATAAAGTTCAATGCACCAAGAAATTATAAGATACAGAACAGAGCCGTTGTTGCTAAAGATTTTGAAAGAATTATTCTTAACGAAAATACAAACATAGCATCGGCAGTTGCATATGGTGGAGAAGACGCCTCTCCTGCAGTTCACGGAAAAGTTTATATAGCAGTTAAACCACAAGGTGAATTAATACCAACTATAACTCTCAAAGATGAAATTAAAAATTCTATTAAAGATAGAACAATGTTGGGAATCGATCCAGTAATAATCGATCCATCTTATCTCTATGTTGTACCAACTATTAATTGTTTTTACGATACATTAAAATCTACAACTTCAACTTCTGCTGTACAAACATTAATTAGAGATGCTATGACATCTTTTTCAAATACTAACTTAGAACAGTTTGGTAAGAAATTAAGATATTCAAGATTTGTTAGAAACTTGGATAATGTAGATGATGCAGTTCTGAATAATGAAGCTACTCTACAAATGCAAAAAAGATTTGTACCAAGTACAACAACAGCATCACTAGTTAATATATTATTCCACAATGCTGTACAGAAAAGTTCTATATCATCAACAGCATTTACATATAATAGTTTCATAGCTTACTTAGATGATGATGGAGTGGGTAATATTAGAGTGTTTAGATATAATTCAGCAAAACAAAAAGTTGCTATTGAGGCTAATGCAGGAACTATTGATTACACAACAGGCGAAATAAAAATTAATAGTTTCGTAGTTACAGCTTATGATGGTATAGAAATTAAAGTAAATGCAGATCCAGTTTCTAAAGATATTGTTCCTGTTAGAGAACAGATTATTATAATATCTACAGAAGACTCGACAATCACAACCACTGGTGAGGTTGGTGATTAATGGCTCTTACTGAAAAACTATCAACACTCGTAGAACGTCAATTTCCAGCTTTCTATAAAGAAGAAGGCCCGAATTTTCTTGCTTTCGTTAAAGCTTACTATGAGTATATGGAACAATCTGGTAAAGCAGAAGATGTTGTACGTAGTTTATCAGACTATAAAGATATTGATAAAACAATAGATTCTTATATTCAATATTTTCGTTCAGAATTAATGCCAGAAATTCCGAATGATGCTCTTGCAGATAAAAAATTACTAGCAAAAAGAATTAAAGATTTATATTCAACTAAAGGGACCATAGAGTCTTATAAGTTATTATTCAGGATATTATACAATGAAGATGTTGAGATTTCTTTTCCAGCCGATCAAATGCTTAAAGTTTCTGATGGAGATTTCAAGATTGATCGTTATCTTACTACTCATCACGATCCTAAAGCATATTCTCTCATTGGGAAAACTATTAAAGGTACAGACTCACAAGCTGAAGCCTTGGTTGAAGATGTAAGAAGAGTTGTTGCTAAGGGACGTGATATAGATCAGATACTAGTTTCAAATATAAAAGGTATTTTTAGTAACGTAGAAACTATTAAGATAAAAGGACAAGATACGGGTTATACTCCTATTGTAGAAGCAGGAGTAAAAAGTATTAGTATTGTTTCTCAAGGTGGTGAATATAGGCCTGGTGACGTTATTCAAATGATTTCATCTAAGTCAGGAGATTTCGGTAAAGTTGTTATTAATGATGTTACAGATTTGGGTGGACAATTAGCTTTCGAACTAAAAGATGGTGGATCAGGATATCAATCAGAATCAGATGGGACAACTATCGAATATATTGGAGGAGATGGAGATTCACCTGCATCTTTTCAAGTTAAATCGGGTGATATCACAGACACTTTTGCTTTAAGTCAAAATAGTAATAAGTTTGGTTCAAATACAATGTTCGGTGCATCAGCACCTAGAATACAATACAGAGATACTTCTCACGGTATAATGAACAACCACGCTAATACTGTTTTAGGTGCTCCAGATTTTGGTTTCAGAGAAGCTGGAGAAGATTTGGGTAATAATGATTATAGAACAAATGCAAATGCAGTAATCGTTTTAGCGAACACGGCAAATCCAGGGGTTGTTGTTGGAGATAAATTATATGGTGTAACTTCTCAAGCAAACGCAGTAGTTAAAGCTATAAGAAGAGTATACAATGCCACATCAGATGATGTAGTTCTTGCAGTTGATACTTATAAAAATTTTCAAGTTAATGAAAAAATTAATAAAACAACTAAAGTTGGAGTTACAGTCGGTACAGTCAAGACAAATGGCTTCTATGCCAATACAATCGGCTATCACGTATTAAAAATAGCTAATACTGATGGTAGTACTGTTTCTGTTAATGATGAATTAGTGGGTGCAGTTTCGGGTGCATTTGGAGTTATCAAAAAAGTAAATCTTGTATCAAGTGGAGATGAATACGATAGTGATGGTGTTGGTGGAAATGATAGAAAGATTTTAACATTAACTGTCACAGCAAATACGACAGCAAATGTTTCAAGTCAATTTGATGCTGGACCAATGAAAGCTTTTATTCAGAATGAAGGTATAAGAAAAGTTGGTAGTGGAACAAATATTGCTAATGTTGTTTTTGATACAGCTAATACATTAATAGAAAATGTGCATACAAAACTATCAGATTCTTTAGTGTTTGTCAATGGTGCAATTGGAACAATAGCTAGATTATCAAATAGAATTGGTGGTTCTGGATTTTCTGCAAATCCAAATGTTGTTTTGAAAAATAGAAACGTATCATCTTTGGGAATAGGTGAAGCATATTTAACGATACAATCTACTGTAGCAAATTGGGGAACTGGTAATTCTCAAGTAACAATTTTAGATACGAATGATAGAATAGAACAAACTTCAACAGGCTCTACAGCTAATATAATGAAAGTAGTAAATAACTTTCAACATTCTAATGGTGTATATGAAACTGAAGTAAGAGTTTGGCAAGATCAGTTACAGAGAAGTCCTGGTAATAGAAACTGGAGTAATAATGCCACGACTGCACTTAAAATTTATAATGATGCATCTCAAAGTTCTTTAAAAGGAACTGGTTCTGGTAAAATAATAAAAGTTCAAGATGAAGGTATTTTAGGAGACAATGCAGTAGTTAACGGAGTTGTTGGTGCAAATGGAACAGTTAAGTCTGCAAGAGTTTTAGATTCTGGATTTTCTTATAAGCAAGGTGAATTAGTTACGTTAGCAAGTTCAGGAAGATTAAATGCCATACAAGCAACTGGTACACTTACACTTGGACACGTTGCAAACTCTGAAGGATATTATGCATCAACTAGAGGACAAGTTTCTTCTTCAAGAGGTTATATACAAGATAGTAATTTCTATCAAGAATTTTCTTATGAGATATCAGCACCGATAGCCTTAACAAGATATAAAGATATTGCTCTTAGACTTATTCACCCAGGGGGACAGAAGTTTTTTGGTAAGTTCAAAACTTCAACTAACGCAATGAGCCAATCTGTTACTTCTTCACTAGTACGTACAAGAAAGAAGGGTACTGGTACTGTAGCAATAACAAACAATTCAAATACAGTTACAGGAACATCTACAGCTTTTACTTCTCAATTTGCAAATGGAGATACAATAATAATCGAAACAGGTGAGAGTGTCTTTTATAAAGCAGTTATAAATAAAGTAAATAGTGCAACGAGTGCCAATTTAAATGTTAATTGGAATCTCGGTAATATAAGTACTGCAAACGTACATTATTTCACAGGAACGGTAACCTAATGTCATCTTATGCAAGTAAAGAAATGAATATTATGGGAGCGAAAGCTTTCATAGAATCTTTAAAAAGAACAGATGGTAGAGCATCAAAAAACTCTACAATTTTATATGCTGTTTTAGGTAAATCAAATGACTGGCCTAATGAACCAACTGCTGATACTGCCACAGAAACTATCTATGATAAACATTATAAAATGTGGAAAGAAGCAGTCGCGGCCAAAAAGATTTCTGTTACTGATGTTAGTCACGTAATACCAAGAGTTGATTGGGAAATCAATACAGTTTATCCAATGTATAAGCATACTAATACAGGTTTATATGAACAATCTTTCTATGTTCTTACAGATCAAATGAACGTATACAAATGTTTGTATAATAAGAAAGGTGCCCAGTCAACAGTTAAGCCAACTAGTTTTGCGACACAACCTTTTTCAACTTCTGATGGTTATACTTGGAAGTATATGTATACTATTAGTTTAGGACAAGCAAATAAATTTTTAACAGCATCACATATGCCAGTTCAAACACTAATAGCAAGTGATGGTTCTTCTGAACAAGTAAATCAATTAGCAGTTCAAAATGCTTCTGTTAATGGTGCGATACACGTAGTAGAAACAAATAATGTTGGTGCTAGTTATGAAATGGTACCAAGTACTGCTGTTATTGGTGCAACTGTAAATACAATTCAGTTAGCATCAGGTAATCCATCAACTGTTGATAATTATTACAATGGCGATTCAGTTTATATACAATCTGGTACTGGAGTAGGACAATTAAGAAGAATAGTTAATTACGCAGGAACAACAAGAACACTAACAACTAACACGAATTTCACCACTACACCCTTCACAGATTCAGTTGTCATGATTTCTCCAACAGTTAATATAGTTGGAGATGGCGTTGGGGCATTAGCTTATTCATTAGTTAATACAAATGGAAATATATCTAATGTTAATGTTATAGCTGTGGGTTCTAAGTATTCAAGAGCAAAAGTTTATATCTCATCTAATACTACTCACGGTACTGGTGCAACAGCAAATGCAATTATATCTCCAATTGGTGGCCACGGTAAAGATGCTATAAGAGAATTGGGTGGAAATAAAATATGTTTAAATGCTCAGTTTAAAGGAAGTCGTGGTACTTCTTCAACTGGCGCTGGATATATTCCAGCTAATACTCAGTTCAGAACAGTTGGTATTTTAAAAGATCCAATATTAAAAGTTAATTCGAATAATGCTATTATGACAGAGGCAATTGCTAATACGTCTAATAGTGCTGATACATTAAGATTGACAACTAGATTGAATATTTCATATCAGCAAATAATAAACAATATACCACAAAATCAATTTACAGTAAATGATGAAATTACAAATGAAAGATTAAGACTTAGAGCAGAAGCAGGTAACATTGGATATATTACTCAATTGAACGCCTCTGCTAGAAGAAGTGCCTCAGTTGCACAAGCATCAACTGGAGCAAATGGTACAATCGTTTTTATTAAAGATGATGAGACAACCTCTGATGTATCGTTCTTTAATATCTATCTAAATAATGTAGATAGTTATGGTACTTTTGTACCTTTCACAAAGAACGATCAGTTATTAAAAAGAGGAGATTCCACAATTAGAGCAACAGTATCAGCTATTGCAGGTCCAGAGGCGAACACATACTCTGGAGAATTTATTCATGTTGAGAATTTTCAAAAAGTTACAAGAGCAGTTGATCAGACTGAAGACATAAAAGTTATACTAGATTTTTAAAGGTAAAGTAGATGGCACTAGAAACAAATTTAAATCAAAGCCCATATTTTGATGACTTTGACGAAACAAAAAACTTCAATAGAGTTTTGTTTCGCCCTGGTTATGCAGTACAGGCAAGGGAACTGACACAGCTTCAGACAATTCTTCAAAATCAAATAGAGAGATTTGGTAATGAAATATTGGTAGACGGAACAATCGTTACTGGTGCGGCTTTAAAAATAGAAAGAATAGAATACGTAAAACTAAGAGATAAAGATGCTAATAACCGAGTGCTATTATTAACAGACTTTTATTCTGGTGGAGTAGTTGCAAACGCAGTTATTTCAGGTGCAACTTCTGGTATGACAGCACAGTTGATTGATGTTGCTGAAGGTTCTGAATCAAATTCTCCAAATTATCTAACTCTTTTTGTTAAGTATACAAATTCTGGTACAAATAACACTACTAAAGCTTTTGCAGACAATGAAGTCATAACTTTAAGAAATCGTACTGGTAACGCTTATATCGTTGCTGGTAATACGATTACGAGCAGTTCTTCCGGATTAGGGACAAGAGCAACAGTTGGTGATGGAGTAATATATCACAAAGGACATTTTGTTAGAGTTACTTCACAGAGTCATATCGTTGATAAGTACTCAACAAGCCCAAGTAAGAAAGTTGGATTTCAAACAGTTGAAAGCACAGTCGATTCAAACGCAGATAGTTCTCTCTTAGACAACGCAAGTGGATCAACAAACTTTGCGGCCCCTGGTGCTACCCGATTAAAACTTCTTCCAACATTGGCAAGTCGTGCAACAGCTACAGCGAATACAGATACATTCTTCACAGTTGTAGAGTTGAAAGATGGTGAAGTAATAAGAAATGTAAAAGATACTGTATACTCAGATATCGGTAAACATATATCAATGAAGATGCACGAAGCTCACGGTAACTATGCAGTAGAACCTTTTACTGTTCGTATACGTGAACACTTAAAAGAAACAACAAACTTAGGAAGATATAATACTGCACAAGGTGGTAATGCAAATAAATTAATAGCTGAAGTAGATAAAGGTATGGGATATGTAAATGGACAGAAAGTTCATTTGATTAATCCAACACCAATTGAGTTTGACAAAGCTACAGACTTTGCAACTAAAGATGCTAGAGTTTTATCACAAAGTTTTGGTAACTATGTTATATGTAAAGAGTGTGTTGGTGGTTGGGACTTTCAAGGACTTAGAGAAGTATCACTTAGAGATGCGGCACAACTCGGAATATCACAAGTAAATTTTGGTGATCAAGCTGTTAGAGGTAATGAAATCGGAACGTGTAAAGTAAGAGGTTTTAATTATCATTCTGGAACTTCTGGTACTCCAACTGGACAATTTAAAATATATATCTTTGATATCAAGATGAATGCTGGTAAATCTTTTAGTAGTGTACGTTCACTATTTGAAGTTAACTCTACTCATAACTCAATGGCTGATATTGTTACTTCTTCAGCTTATGGTACAACTTCTGCAAGAATAGAAGAATCAAGTAAAAATAATTTAGTGTTACCATTTAGTTTCTTGGGTACAAAGACACTTAAAGATTCATCTAATAACGTAGATACACAATTCGTTTACAGAACAGAAAAATCAGTTACATTTTCACCCGGTTCTGGTACATCTTTAGCCGCTACAGTTTCAGCAAACTCTGCCCACGCTGGTGGTACTGAAACTATGAATGAAACTGGTACTTTAACTTCTGATCAAGAAAGACAAGTTATTGTAGTTTCAAAAGCAACAGCCCATTCTGCCGCAAGAAAAGGACACATTGTTTCTGTTGTAGGTACAGCAGTTACTGGTGGCGGAACTCAGTTTTTACAAACATATCAAGCTGGTGATGTAATAAGAATTAAAGATGGTTCTAATAACTATATTCACAGAATTTCAACAGTTAATAGTGATACATTACTTACACTAGCAAACACTCAACCAGTTACAAGAACGGGACTAAATGCGGCCGCAGGCGTATCACACAATAATGTATTTCCAAAAGGTTACATCTTTGATATGGATGCCAACGGTGCTATAACATCTACATCTTCACAACATAACATTAACTTACAACAAGCAAATGTGGCAAGTAGTTTTGCGGCATCTGTTTACTTTAATGTTCTACGTTCAAGTGCTGTACAATCTGCAAAAACTGTTCGTAAGAGTCAGTATGTAACAATCACTACAAATAATCATAGTGCCACAAATGTAGGCCCTTGGAGTTTAGGTGTTTCAGATGCATATAAACTAGAAGCTGTTTATATGGGTAGCGATCAAACAGCAGTTACAGTTAATGATACAAATGTTACATCTCATTTTACTATTGACACTGGACAAAAAGATGATATGTATGACACTTCTAAACTTATTAAGAAACCTACAAGTTCCCTCAATATAACAAGTAAAGCACTACTTGTCAAGTTTTCTTTTTTCGAAAGAAATTATTCGCAAGGAATTGGTTTCTTATCAGTAGACTCTTATCCTGTAAATGATAGCACCACTTCATCTACTTCAATTAAAACTTGGGAAATACCAAGCTTTACTTCACCCTCAACAGGTAAAGTTATAGAATTAAGAGATGCAGTAGATTTCAGGCCTTTTAAAGCGAACACTTGTAATCCAACAACAACGGCAACACTTGCTGGTACACCTACAAATCCAGCGGCTTCTACAGCTTTTGCTATGGACGGAGATGGTTCTTTTATGATGTCTCCAGGTGAAAACTTTCAAGCTGATGTTCAGCACTATCTACCAAGAAAAGATAGAATTATTATCACAGAAGAAGGTAAAGTCGAAGTTATTAAGGGAACACCTGGAGTTACTCCAAGATTACCAGAAGAAAAAGCAAACTCTATGACAATCGGTGC